CCGGCGTAACCGCCACCTGCATCGCCACGATAGGTCATGGGAATCTCCAGAAATCAATACTGCTATTGTATGAAAAAAGCCACCCAAAGGTGGCTTTTTCTAAGCCGTCAATTAAGACGAACCGCTGGAACCCCAGATGGCCAATGGATCGCTCCAGCCGAAGCTGTAACGTTCGCGAGCTTTGTAACGGACGTTGCCCGTATCGAAGTCGCCTTCCATTGCGGTCTTCAGACCGGCACGCTGGAACATCTTCAAACCGTCAGGCACATCGGTCAACAAGAACCATGCGTTTGTATCGGTCAGGAAGTTGTTGATGGTGTAGCCAGAGCCAATGGTACCCAATGCCTTGAGAGCATTCAGGTCATTGTCAGTGGTACCAACGCGTTGGTCGGAGCCGAGGACGCGCTTCACAACGAACTGGTACGAAGGAGGCACCACCAGCTTGCGAGGCTTGCCGGCCACCAACAAACCGCGCTCATCAGTCCATGCTTGGATCTGGATGACGGCCGCTTCAATAGCGGTTTCATTCAAGTCCACGCCGACTGCTGGCGAGTTGAAGTTGACAGCACCGTTGGACAACGGGTGACCCACGCGAGTGGAACCGCTGTTGTTACCGAACAAAGTCGTACCGTCACCACCGAGGTAGGAACCGTTAAAACCGTTGTTCAGGATTGCTGCCGCTTTCACCTGCTTGGTGTAAGCCATGCCGCGAGCCAGCGCTTTGGTATAACGTGCAGACAGGCTATCGTACAAGTTATCTTCGATCGCTTCTTCAGTGATCGCGAAACCCATTGCGATGGTTTCGTGGGTGTAGCGAGCAGTGAACGCTTCCTGTGCGGAATCGTAATTGATCGCTGAACCTTCGGTCTTCACCGGAGCAGCACCAAAGCCAGAGAGCTTTGTTTCTTCTTCAAAGGAACGATCCGAAGATTCGACCGAGAAGATTTCCGTGTGTTGGTTTTCGTACTGTTTGTACGACAGACCGAACAGCCCGTTCAAGCCGGGGAGCAACTCTTTGAGTAGCTGGGAACGTGAAATAGCCATTTTGCGTTACTCCTTAGTTGGTCAGGGCTGTGGCGTTGTAGTACATGTGCACGCCGGTGTTGAACTTCACGATCAAGTCACGGTTTGTATCCGTGGCAGGAGACGCGAAACCAACGATACGGAATGCCAATGTACCGGTATTTGCCGGGGTCGAGCCGCGCACTGTGGAGTTGCCGTAAGGTCCAACGCCAAAGTTTTCAACCGCGCAGAACTTGCCGATCAAGATGTCAGCAACAGCGCCTACGCTCTGCAACTGGAACAACTGGTCAGGATCATCGCAGACCTTGACAATCACGTTGGTATAACCCGAAGTGATCGCATTGGCAGGCAAGCTGTTAGCGTGCTGTTGCTGCTTCAATACCGGGTCGACAAACGACACGCCGACGCAAACACCGATAACACCTGCAGACGAGGTGGTAGGCGTAGCGGCGAGAGCCGAGGGTTGGCCGGCAGAAGCCGCGCCGATTTGAACGATATCACCAGCGCCGATTGCCACTGCCGAGTTAACGGTCATGGGAATCTCTTTGATGACACCGCCATTGAACGACTGTCCACCGATCAAGCTGACCGGTTTTAAGCCGTAGGGAGAAGCTGTGTTCGACATAGCCTATTTCCTTTTAACGTGAAGAACCTTTGCCAAATCCCGCACCCCGTGTCACTTCAGAGGATTTCTCCGAGAACAAAGGCATGCGAGCGTCACTGTTGCGCATATAGCTGCTATCCACCGACTCCATTTGCTGCGCATTCTGCCGTTCGTAGTACTCTTGGCGGGCCATAGAGCGCTCTTTAGGCATACGGCACAGCATCAAGCCGCCGATTTCAACGTTGCCTTGCGCGTTACCGGGCAAGAACAACTCCGGGTGATCCACTGCCTTCACCGGTTCCCAGCCATCACGAAAACGTTTTGAGGCGTTCACGGGATCGAGGGTTCCCATCACGTGTGTCGCCACCCATCGGTAGGCAAACATCGGATCTGGTTTCGGTTCTGGCAATGAGCTTGCCGGGACATACTCATAACGCTTTTGGTTGTCGCGCGAAGTCAATTCGCGGGGGGTACGCTCTGCTGTTGCCATGTTACTTCTCCGTCTTTACGAGTTCTGCAGCGTATTGCTGCGGGGTTAATCCAAAACGCTTTGCCAGTGCCACTTGCGTGGGTGTCAAAGTCACTTTTCGGGGAGCCGTCACGCGGGTTGCCGGGGCAACTACTGTGTTCTGACGCCCCGTTTTCGGTTGGGCCTTGAACTCAGACGGGAAAGTCTGGCGCATTGCTGCGTCGATCTGCGAGTAATACTCGTCGGTTCGGGTATACCCCTCGCCATATTTCTTGACCATTTGGTTGTGCAGTCCTAGCGCGTAGCCGGTCATCGCTTCGTCGCCACCTTCTCCAAACCACTTGTTTCTAGAGAGCCATTGCTGGGTCTTATCATCAAGTTTAGGAGCCGTGGGCTTGGCCTGTTGTTGGGACTCTACAACAGTTTCTTGCGATTGTGAAGGGGCAACACGTAAATTTTCTGCCTGATTGCGGCGCATCTGCGCTTCGTTCAGTTCAGATTGTGCTTCCACGATGGCATCGGTATCGAATGCTTCGTGCGCGGCCTTCAGTTTGGCCTTGGCTTCCTGCACCGCTTTGTCGGTCAGCGCCTTGGTCTGGTTGGACAGAATCTCGGCACCCTTGACGTACTGCCCACGCATGGATTCGCGCTCGGCCAGCGCTGTCTTGGCGACCCGCTGCAGTTCCTCGTTCTCACGCTGCAATGCATCCGCGCGGCGGCGCTCGTCGTGACGTGCGTGCGTCAAATCCTTGATGCGGGACTGCACCTTGGTCGAGTATTCGCTCAACTCGTCGTCAGACGGGTCGGCTACTTCCTTGTCCAGCGGCTTGCGGCCGCGATCCTTTTCAGGGGTGTCGTCAACGATTTCGATTTCGATCTCGTCGCCAAGGCTGATTTCCGTTTCGATCCCGGTCGAGTTGTCCGCAGCTTCCTGCGCCTCGTCGGGGAACTTAAATTCGTCTTCTGTTTCGCGTGGCATGGTGGCTCCTTGAGGTTAGCCGGCGCGGGCAACGCCGCGTGGGTCTTCGATCGTGGCATCTACTTGATCGTCGTTAATGAGGCGGAACTCGCGACCAAATAGCTTGATGCGTGTGCCGGCGTAGGCGCGGCAGATGATGAAATCACCCTCTTTGCACCACGCTCCAGACGGGAATTTAACCGGGTCTTTGTACGCATCAGGGCCGATTTTCAGCACAAATAGTGTGTGCGAAGTCAGTTCTTCAGCGTTTTTGACCATATCGGCTTTGATAATTCCGGTGCCGTCAAACGTGTCTTTGGCAGGGGGGACCATGCAAAGTATCTTGAAACCGGTCGGATCAGGCACTGTTTTGGCCTTCTGCTCGTCAGTTGCATCGGGCTCGGGAGCCTCCAGCACCTGAATTTCAGGAAGTGCAAATGCGCCCGGACGCAAAAAGTCGGGATGTTCACTCATTTTTTATACCTCAAAGCATGGCATACCGGCCAAGACGGGACAGAGCCAACCTGTCAAAAGTGGCTATTCGTCGTTGTTTGCGCGCTTGATCCGGTCTTCCAGATCAGCGATGTCGTTCAATGCCATGTTCAGCCCACGGATGATCCCGCGAAGCATCTGGTCTTCATCCCGATTCACACCGCCGCGCACCAGCGCGTTGGTCTGCATATCAATTTTCTCGTTGATCTCGCGGCGTAAAAACGTGATGGCTTCTTGGATCATTCTTCGGCTCCGGGTATAGGCGCAGTCTCAGGCTGCGGGGGTGGTGGCGGGTTAATGGCGAACTGCGTCTGGGCCGTCTCGTGCCCAAGGCGGATGCCATCGGCGCTCAACTGCGCTTGCTGCATCTCGTAGGCATCCTCGTGCTTGCGCCGGGCCAAGTCTTCCTTGTCGGCGGCCAATGCAATATCAGCCTGTGTCTTCTGGCCCTTCAATGCAATTTCCTTGTCCTTCTGGTCGAGCTTGCGCATCTCCAACTGCATGGCCGGATCCTGCATCTGCTGCTGTGCCGCCTGCTGTGCAGCCATTTTCTGATTCAACGCCAGCGTTTGCTGGGCCGCTTGCGCCAGCAACGGTGCGATGTTGATCTCGTCCTGCTCGTCCATCGGCTCGTTCGGGTTCGGCATGGGCATACCCAACTGCTGACTGATCTGCATGCGGTAGGAGAACGCAGCATGCTCGGCAACGTGGGCCATCAATGCGGCTTGGATTGCCTGTGCCTGTGGGTTCTGGCCAATGGCCGCTTGGATTTTGGGATCCTGCAGCAGCGATTGGTGTACCGCCATGTGTGCATCGTGATCCTGCGTGATGAATGCCTTGACCGGCTTCATGTTGATCAGGTTCATGTTCTCCGTCACAGGGTCCACCGGCTTGGCATCCCCGGGCAACGGGACCATCTTGGCTGCATTTTTGATTCCTATAACGTCAAGCATTTCCCGATGTACAAAGGCCACGTCATACACCTGTGGCGCGCCCTGCATCATCTGCATGACCGCTTGGTACTGGATCACGCGTTGCGACATCGTGGTCGCATTGGGGTCGCTCACCGGGATGATGTCGACCATCGCAAAGTCACTCTTGCGCGCGCGGCGCAGACCGATTTCGGGCTCAAAGTCGTAATCATCTGCCGCGTCTTCGCTGATGATTTCTGCAATCAGCTTCAACTCCATCTTCAAAGAATAATGGCAGCGGGCTTGGACAGCGCTCATTACCTTGAGGGAGCGCTCCAAAATTGCTAGTGTGGTGCCCACGGGAGCTTGAGAGCCCATATCCGCGATGTCTAAATCGGCAGTCGACGCGAAGCGCTGGCCCTGCTCGATGATCTTGTCCAGCAGACCCGACAGCACCGCGCTGGGCTCCTTGTACGGCAGCACCATGATGTTGTCTTTAAGCGGGCCGCTGCCTATGTCCACATCCCTAAACTCTCCGGGCTCGATGGGCATGTTATCGTTTTTAACACGCATCCCGCGTGTCTTGTACCCGCCGGGAAGATTAGAGAGGGTGCCAGAATCCACGAGTTGACGAAGGATTGATGTGGCGCTTTTGGCGTAACCTCCGACCAAATGTATGAGTCCGTACCCATAGGCACCAAAGCCCGGAACGTAGTCGTACTGAACAAAGTGTTGTCGTTTAAGGAACAGGGGATCGCCCTTTTTCCAGTTGCGGCGGATGGCCAAGACATCGTTGGTTCCTTTCACCATTGTCAAAACATATGAGCGTGGCTGGGGTTTAGCCGCAGTCGCGGACACGTCCAACTCGATGGTCATGGAACCGTCTTCGTTGGTGACGCCCTCATCCCCGTCTTCATCGGTTTCTTCATCGCTGGCCAGCGGGTCATCGCCCTCATCCTGCTCATGGTCAGGGTCGTCTTCGCTGCCTTCAATGTCGCCTTCGGTTAGTGGCGGAAAAACAACAGGCTCATCGGGTGGGCTACCTGCTGCCAGCTTATCCCACGTGGACAAGTCCAGATCGACCACGATTTCATACAACTCCGGACGCACATCGTTAATTGCCTGTGTGCCCGAGGCTTCGTCCTTGGCTTCCTGAATATCGCTGAT